TAGGGTCGGCAGGATTTGAAGAAAAAATAGGCAGTATATTTCTGTTAGAAGCAGAACCACCAATCCCAATAGTATTTTTAAACTCATTACTATTTGCTAATTCATATATATTATTGTAGTCTTTAGGTAACGTAAAAATAAACGATAAAGTAGTTTCAGGTGTTTCTTCGCCCGAATCAGGTTGAGGACCTGTTGGCTGTGTTTCGAATTGCTCGTGCTGTATTGTAAAATCAAAAACAATACTAGCTCCTTTAACTAAATCTGAATTTGGTATAGCAGAAAAATCAAAATCAACTTTACCGTCAGTTACTATAGTAGGAAAAAACCCGGGGATAGAAAAATTTGTAGACGAAATAGTTTCATCAGCTTCAGTAACAACATCTTTTTCACTAATTAAATCTACAAAATACTCAATTCTAGTTGGGTCAAGACCTCTAGAAAGATTAAAACCATCTATATAGTTACCATAGATAAGCCTATTACCCATTATTGTTTGAGCCAAAGCAAACCTAGGTACATTATCATATAATCTTAATATCTCAGAATCTTGAAGTATGGTAAATATGTTGCTATTATCAAACGAAAAGGTATAGTCAAAATTATTGGCTAATCCTAAATCAGATTTATCTAACTTTTCTATTACCTTTATTATTCCATCTTGTGCACTTTTAAATAATAAATCAATACCTTTTACTAACGGTCCTCCCGTATTTATAGTTACATTAGCAGTATTAAATCTATTTATCATACCTTCATTTACAGTAGTGTCTAAACTATATGAAAATGATTCAGGATAAAAAGCAGGGTGAGAGAATGGTGATGTTGCCGAATAGTCATTGTCAGAATATCTATACCTATAGCCAAAACATATATATCTGTCTTCTAAGTAACTTTCTTCGGAAGATGTTTTAACTAAATCAACAGAAGGAGAAAACAAAGGTGGTTTTTTAATAACCTGTAATTCTTCTTCTAATATTTGAGGCTGCACGTTGTAATCATAAGCCTTACTTAAAATTACAGTAAATAACGCAGGGTCAGGGTAATTTCTTTTTACATTAATAAATCTTGGTGGATTTATGTTATCTGTAAAAAATAATAAATCTTCTACTAAATCTACACCTGTTATAAGGTAATCAGAATTGAAGTTTAGTGTTGTAATAACATCATTTTTATTTACACTAATAAGATGATATACTATTTGATTAGTTAAAGTATTATATGATACTATCAAATCAATTATACCAAGTGGTGCTTCAATAGATACAGGATAGTTACTATCGTGAATAAACCAATATATTGTTTCATTAGCTCCATCCTCATACGCACCAATACATCTAGCATCTGTACTTAAAGGTGTGCCTTTGTATTGTATTGCTGTTAAAGATAAGTTGCCTTTAGTGTTTTCTATTACACCAATCTCAGAGCTTTCCGTAGACCCCATACGAACATTGATTGCATCTATGTATTCGCCATCAGGGATAAGTCGTTCATCAACCGACTTATTCATTCTACCTTTTATGAAGTTTCTTGTAATATTCGCCATATTATTTTAACCACTTATCTTGACCTCTTAGATTCATTAACAATCGACCCGGGTGGATATTACTTATTCTTATCTTAGCGTTTCTCAATAAAGCAGTTTTTCTCTTCTGTGCTCTTCGTACAACGTACTCCTGCACATTAAGTTTACTATTTAATATTGCGTATTCAATATATGCATACACATAATCTTCAAATAATTTATTTACACTAATCTTAGAGTCATCCCCACCTTCCATACCATCAGATACATACTCAAGTATACAAAGCTCTCCACTCATACCTGAGCTAAAGTTTATAACACCTGCTGCCTTATCTATCTTAAATGTAGGATTTATATTTGCTGTTTCTGTATTCAAACCATATCGTGCACCGATAGCATAATCAAAATACCAATTCCCTTCGTAATAGTATCCTTCCATCCCATCAAATTGACTTCCCTGATTAAGGTATATACTTTTCTTTTGGTTTGTAATTCTATCTAAATCAATTTGAGAAAACTGTGGCGATAATGCATTACCATCAGAATCAAATAATATTCTATTATTATTGTCTTGTAAGTACGCAAGAGAAGAGTTTATCTGAATATTCTCAGTTAGTGGTCTAAGTAAACCATCTTTATATATATTTACTCTAACCCAATTAACGTAGTCTGAAGGCAATATGTATCGTAAAGAGTCATTCACATTCAGCTCCAATACTTTAAGCTCTTTAAACGCATCGTAATTAAGTTCTTGGATTGCTCGCTTTGCGTGAAACAATACCTTAATTCTTTCCTCGTTATTTACAAGTGTGTGGTTTCCTGAATACATCAACATAAAGTTGTTGACTATATCATACAAGCTGACATATTGGTATGAACCCCAATTCGCATCTTCAGGAGCTACTCCCCCATTTTCATAATATTGATACTGTGATATATATGCCATTATTGTTGATTATCTTTTTGTTCTTCTAAATTAGCAAACTGAACTACCTGAGCTTCTCTTATTTGTATACCTGAGTATTGAAGTATCTTAATTACTAAATTTACCTCATCATCAATTGGCAACTCAAAGTCTTGGTAATCCGATTGAGATTGGTCAAATACAGGCTGTCCACCGGCAAGTGTACTATATGTCCACTTAGGGTCTTTTGGGTATCTAATATACTGACTAAATACCTGCCCGGGATTGTTTATTGTTTTTGGCAATATAGTTACCGAATCAGTATTTAAAGAATACGCAGGGAACATCTTGCTAGGTGCGGTAAGTAATGAGTTAGCTAACATACTAATCTTACTATTTGTTACCTTTTCTACCTCATAGTTCTCAGGCTTGAATATTGAGTAATCAATACCTGAAGAAGGAGGAGGGAATATATTATCCTCTAAGTTTAATATTTCATTAGAAACATTTGTAATTATTGTTTGCTCTAACGATTCTAGGTTAACTAGAATATCCCCAACAGCAACAACGCCTGCAAACCCATTATCTCTCATCGTAAATGGCTGTGGACTAATTCCACTAATACCACTCTTTACAAACGTAGTATATGCCAATACTTTATTTAATAAATAGTAATCATCTCCTGTAGTTAATTGAGACGGTGTGAAGTATCTATTAAATGCTTTTTGGTCAAAGTTTCTTATTGTTGAGAATGTATCTATAGACTCCTCAATGCCTTTTGTCATATCAGCATACTCAGACCCTGATATCCTAGCGTTCTCTTTATTTATAGCCGTATTGTAATTACTAAAGTAATTCTCAAAGATTTCTAGCTGTGCTTGCTTAGCAAACAGATTAAAATCCTGTGGAGATATATATCCATAGTTGTTCTTGTTAAGAACCGAAAAGACTGTATTTCTTACTGAGTTTATCATAATAAACTTTTGTACAAAGATAACAAAAAAAAAGAGTCCGATGAAAAATCGGACTCTTCTATATCGACCGGGGTTACCCCAATCCAAAATATTATGGTATTAGAGTAAAAGGAAAATCATTTACTTCATAAATAGGCTCGGTCCATTTTGACTGCAATGCTTTTTCTATAGCATTTTGCATAAATGTAGCAGGTGCACTATAATCACTCCATACTTCATAAAGAGTCTGATTAGGTGGAATAATATAGTCAGCCAAAGCAATCTGTGTCTCTGAATCTACAGAAATAACTTCTGAGGGATTTCCGTTTAAGGTTACGAAGTCTCCTTTTTTAACTCCATCTGTAATGAAAGTTGCTGAGCTATCAATAAGTAAATTACTTGTGTTAGGACTCGGAGCAAAAGTAGTATTAGTTCCTGTAACGCCTGCTGTTCGACCTGAAAAGTATATCGCTGTAGAACCTGATTTATTCACATACTTCATTAATAGTCCTGTTGGACCAACCATTCTACAATCCATTAATTTGCCAATATTAACAAAATTGAATCCTCCGGGGGCTGTGGGGTTTGATATTTTTAAAAATTTTTCCATTTTTTTATTTTTTTTATTTGTTAAACTTAAGAGAAATTATAACC